GTAGGAAGGTCTTCCTACTAACTGCCCATGACGAATATTCAAAGCATTAAGCAGATCTCGTTTAATAAGCTCATTATCAAGCAAAGTAAATTTTTTGAATTGATTTTGTGTATTAAACCCGATAAATGTTGTCATGATACTTTATTTATTTCCTCAAAGGATTGTCTGGAGCGAAGCGGAAAATTCCATCTTCGTCTGTTAACATAGGAGCAACGACCGATACTGCCACTGCTGCATCTGAATATATGATGTTGGGTATTTTTGCATTTCCAATTATATTTGAAACTAGCTGATCAAGATCTTGACGTTGTACAGTGTTATCATATCCAGATAGTGATGGAGCCACATTAAGTTGTGCAGAATATGCATCAACAAAATCTATAGCATACTGCCCTTGCCTTGCAGCCATTTGTATTTTACCGATCATATCCGGAGGTGATACTCCTACTATCCAAGCAATAACAGCATCTACCCCATATTGGGCAGCAGGTTGCACTAAGGCAGCTTGGAATCGCGCGCTTTCATCGCCGGTCATCATGCCAGTATCAATTAATCCCTGATAACTTCCTTGTAACAAGGCCTGTTGTGCTAAATTTTGTATCAAGGGAAAATTTAAATAGTCTAATAGTGACGTTACTCCAAGCAATCCTGTCCATACACTTGATTGCAGCAGAACTGCAAGGGTATCTGCGGGATCTTGTAAATACGTATCGATTGTTCCTGGTTTTAAAAATCCCGTTAATGTTAATGCTGCAGGACTTTGACCATACACTCCAACACCACGTGTGGCTATGTCGGCTCCGAGATATACTGGATCATTGCTGTCATTTAATTGCCAATCTGGCAATAACACACCATTGACATCGTATGCACCAATGGCAGATGCTACAGCAGTTTGTGCCGTTAGTGCAGTAACTTGTTGAGCTGTAAACATGTTATATCGATTGTCCTATTGATTGACTTGCTGGTGGTTCTTTAATATATGCTTCCACAGTAAGTGGATTAGATAATGGTATATTATCAATATATTCTACTGCCTTTACTGTTGCGATTGGAGTACCTGTTGCGCCCGTAGTACCTGTTGATACTGCACCGGTATTTGAATTAACTACCGTATTTGTTGACGTGGATACCGCCCCTGAACTAGTAGTCGTTGTGGTTGCTGCAACGTTTAAATTGCTAGTTACATTAACTCCTTGATTGGCATATGGATAAGGTGAATGTGTCGGTGCTCGTGTCACAATAGTTGGTAGTATTCCGTTTTGCGATTTCCACCCTTGCGCGGTTAAACTTGTGTCGGCGAGTTTAAATCCTTTTAATGCTGTGGCCGATGATACCGATGGCGGGCTACCTCCATTTAAATTAATAGGAGACCCTGTTAAGTCTAATGAACCAGATGCATTCCATCCACCTTGTTTACTTTTTATTCCCAACTTACCACCGCTGTTGATTCCAATTTCTGTTTTACTATACAACAACATCTTTTTTTCAGCATAAACTGTCATTGTTGCGTCGCTTTCTAAACGTAGATTATCTTTACTTTTAATATTAATCTTGCCGCCGGCATACATGTTTATGTCTTTGTCAGCATGTAGATTAAGAGTACCTTGGGTACGTATATTCACACTATTTGTTGAGAATACATCCACAGTGCCTTGCTTACCAAACTCCATCCATGTCTGTCCATTGGCATGAGTGATGAAGAAACAATCCCCATCATCGCTCATGGTTATTTGGTGACCTTTTGCTGTGCGTATGCGTATTAGTGTATCTGCTCCGTCAAGATCACCATCATCCATTACAAAAGTATGTCCGCCTTGTCGGCCTACTACTTTAATATCTTGCGGTTTAAGCTCACCACGTTCTAATTTCCCACGAATAGTTTTAGTATCAAGCCCGCCGTTATAGATAGCCTTGCCTGGGGTGCTGATTCCATATACTGTGCTGGGACTTTCTCGTTGGCTACTGCTGCGGATAGGACCACGTATAATATCTTTATCTAACCCTTGTTGAAACAATACTGCGGCCACCACACTTTGAACTGGTTTAATTTGATCAAAGAATCTTGGATTATCACTTATAGCAGTATTGTAATCATTTATTTCAGTAACAGGCAATACCGCAGCACGTACAAACGAAGTTTCTTGTCCATTATTAGAAACAGAATATTTACTACTTGATCCAATGGCCGGGATCATATGATTGATACCCGGTTCGGGCACACATCCAGTATAGTATCCTTGGCTTGGGTCGCCGCCGACAAAGAAACATAATACTCTAACACCAAGATCTGGTGGAGTAAACCACATACCGTAACTGGAACTATTGCCCGGAAATGTTCCAGGACCAGTAGTTTCGTCTATAAAATTTATATCACCATTGAATGGTGTGGCTCCGTAAAATGGCGGACAATAACTTACTGTGCGCCAAAGATTTATATCTGTTAAATTTGGAGTTCCATTGGGGTTGATAGCATTGAATTCTTGTATAGCAACCTGCAATCTACCATTGCGTGTATTATCAATATTATTAACAACGATACCGATAAATGGTCCCATTTCTGCAGGAACGCCGCCGCGGTCGTATTTGTATGCTGGTGGTCTACCTCTGCTGCGTTGACTATTATATCCCATGTGTATCCTTGTTAATCATATTATAATCCGCCAATATCAGAGTTTTCATTTAAGGTAATTGTTTGTGTATCTTGTGCGCCTACCCCATCAGTTTGTATAAGATCTGCATTATTTTCTCTAGCATTTGGATCTACTTGATTATATGCATCATCGGTTGCTGCCATTACTTGTAATGGAGTATTTACTATTTGTGTTGAGGTCGCTGCGTTAATTGCATCGTTTACGCTTTTGGTTACGACATTGCCGGCTGCTCTGGCAGTTGGTAAAAGTGCCTGCGCCAATGTATTTTGCAGTTGAGCGCTTGCTGTACCAATAAACTGACCAAAAGACGTTGGGGGTTTTGATTGCGCAGCAATACTTGGTGTTGCTGCGGTTGCTGCTATAGCATTATCGCTTTTACGTACATCTCCCTGTGATGCTGATACTAAATTATTAATCCCAGCTGCAACCACAGTTGACGTTGTGCCGACTCTTGCATTTTCAGCAAGCATCAGGCGTAAATCGGCTGCTTCTTTATCGAGAGCGATATCGGCATCTACATCTGTATGAGATAACTTGAACGCACCACCCGTAATTGTTTGTGTGAATTTTCCTTGCTTAAAGTCACTAATAACTTCACTTGCTTTAAACACATAATTCTGTGCTGCGCGCCCGGGGCCAGATCTTCCAGGAACACGCCCAATAATTGGATCAATCCCAAAGTTATTTGCGCCAACATCCATAAGTCCAGTTTGAAGATTATAATCTGTAGGTGTGTTAAACGCTATTTCAAATAATATTTCTTGACTTTCAAAGTTAATAGTACCATCAGGTAAAAATGGATTAAAAAATACTGATCGAGCTAATCCTACAGATGCTTCACCTTGTTGCAACCAAGCCGGATCTCCAACAATAGTTAATTTTGCTTCGTTCCAAATTGATGGGCTATAAAATTCATCTGCTGCGTTGGCTGCTGCTTCGTTTACGCGGCCGGCGGCGCCGAATGCGCTGGCATCACTGCGTGGCTGTGCATTGCGTTTAATTAATGAGTTTAATAAATTTGCATTTTGTATTTCCCCGTAAGGTATGGTAGATGTTATAGACTGGGTATAGAGATTATCCATGGTATTTTCATAGCTTATAACTGAGGTATTTTCGCCAGTGAACCAATAATTATAAGATTTATGAACTCCCTGAAATTTACGGTCGCCAATAAAATAACTACTTGTTAATTCGGACAATTTGTAAAAACTTAATGTGTATGTGATATCATATGCATAGTCGTGTCGTAATGGGTCTATTGGGCTATTTGGCACCGCTGTCATCCCAATTTTAAACCAACTTAACGCAGAAAGACCGCCGCTTGCTATTGGTTTAAGTGTTTGTTTTCCATCCGCAGCATCAACATCAATAGTTTGCTGATCTTTTATATAGGTACTATTACGTGTAATTAATTCAAGTACTTGTACAAGTTGTTGACCGGCACTGAATGTAAGATCGTACGATTTAGCATTCATTGACTGTTTTCTTGGATCGAAATCATACACATCGTTTGGTCCACAAATCATAGATGTTTTTGTTTTATCTATAGATCCCGGAGGCTTAATCATTGCATTTGCAATAGCAGGATTTAAAAATTCTATAAAATAACGATCGGGATATGTTACCTGTGTACCCACTGCTTCCAATTGTTGTTGATTCATTGCATCCATTAATCCACGCCGCACTGTTTTTGCAGGGGTTGGTGCTGCTATTGCATTTGGCGGTGGTGTATTTACTGCCCCTGCTACCTTTGTTTGCGCAAAAATTGCATTGACCTGTCCAGTTGCTGTACCAAGTTGCGGATTAAACACTTGACCGGTAAATGTAGGAAGTCTTTGTCTTGCTGCGATATCAGATGATTGACTCTCGGTTGTTCCAGATGATCGAATCTCGGTTGTTCCAGATAGCGCCTGAGATAGCGTCATAGCACTTAATTCTACACCATATTTAATTGTTCCTCTATCAGAACTTCCTGCTATTTGAATAGCAGGGGTAGTTGCTTTAATTGTATATTCAACTGCTTTACTGGCAATCTTCCAATTAAGCTGCACTAATGAGAATGGATAAAATTTTTCAATTATTGCATTTACTTTTCCTGGGGAATTTGTACCGTTTGAGAAATCTAAACCGCCGCCAGTGACACCACCTTGCACTAATTTTCCATTTTGGTCATATCCATAAAATCTTATTGCTAAAAGATATATTTGTGAAGAAAAGCTATTATCTTTATCTCCAATTGTTCCTAGAAATTCATTAACGGCCTTCTTTAAATTAGAAAGAAAAGTTATACCATATGGTTCAATTACAGTCATGGTAAATTCATTTGCATTATGTGCGGTATTAGTGCCGTGGCCGGCGGTAGTTGATTTTATCGAAAACGTATCAATATAATAATCTGTTTTAAAAAACTTATTACGCCCGACTTGATCATCAATAGTATTAAGTGTTGCTCCCCCGCTTTGGAACAATAGCTGTGCGCCACGTAATGATACTTTTCTTTCTTTCATCATTTTTGCATAATCAGTGGGACTTAATAGATATACAGATGCATTGTAGGTATAACTAGCATACTGATCAAGTACATTAGATTGGGGTGTTATCTGTTGATCTTTATTAAAGATATCATCAATTTCAATCAATGTGGCATTTCTATTAGGTATAACATTATCAGCGTTACCGGCACCGACCCCTATTTTCGTTATAGGTTTTGCTATTTCGGGCATTACTGCAATAGCATCATCGCCGGTGCTTGCTGCCATGCGCACCCTGGGTGGTGGAGGAGGATTTCTAATCTGAATATTTGGAGTATCTGTAGTCGCTTGTGTTTGTATTACTGGTCGTGTTGCGGCGTCGGTTCCAAATGTTATTCCATCAACGTCCACAGATGGTATGGCATTAGTTCCTGCGGTAGTAGTAGAAGGTGCCACACCCACTCTACCATTATCGTTAACTTGTAGTTGTTGTATTGCAGGCGCCTGCGGGCGAGCCCCATCATCGGTCGCTGCTTGTGCGTCTTGTGTGACTTGTCCTGTACTTGCTGTTCCCTTGTCGTCTTGCGCAACAATCACAGGATTTGTAGACTGTGTTGGTGGTGCCACAGCCGCAACTAACGCAGTATCAAGTGCAGCAACATTTGCTATTGTTTCTGGACGTTCAAGTAATGCAAATAATGTTTGTCGTTTATTTAAAGGAAGTTCATTAAAAATACGCGGATCATCAATTACTCTGGTGCTAAGATCGAGTCCTTCATATTGTTTACGGAGGAACTCTTTTTGTGCATCAGTTAAATTACTCCATTGAGATCCAGTATTATTCATTAGTTAAAATCCCAGGATGGTGCGTAATGTAGACAGTTTAGGCAAAAATATTGTAACACCTACTGCGAAATCCAACGGTGGAGCAGCTAGTGTGTTAGGATTACGTTGATAAAATACCCACCATAACCCCGGATCATTATATAGATCAAATGCCAACAGATCTGGGCGATATTGATAGGTTTGTGTTATTATCATTTGTAGATCATCGGTCTGTTTGGGAATGGGCCTATTCACCATGGGGCTAAGATAGAACTGGGTATATCCAGTTTCGTAATATGGGCTAGTTGGTGCGTAGTCTGCCATTACCAAAATCCTTTACTGAGTAAATTACCATTTGCAAATTCAGTTAAGCTGAATACTTGGCTTACTTGTTGCCGCGATTGCATTGGGTATAAGCTAATATTGATATCTATTTTAGTAGGTACATACGTTGATGGTGGATCTTGTGATGAAACTTGCCCCAATATGCGTACAAAGGCAGGGTCTTTTTGTGCACCTGGGTTTATACCTTGCCCAAGATTTTTAAGACGCTCTATTGTATAGCTCAACGGATTGCTTGCTGTACTTGTAGTTTCTCTTGCGGTAAGCGTATTGGTTCCATTAACGTTGAATACGCTGCTTGACCGTATATAGTTTACGTCTGCTGGTAAAGAATAATCAAACGAAGCTACCACACACGGATGTTTATTAAATTGATATTGTCCCAATCCAGTAAGAAAAACCAATGGAGGAGGTGCACCACGGTATGCATCTTGCCCATAAAACATTTTTGTTACCGAACGGAAAAAATGTATCACTGCCAGCATATAATTAGCTTCGGCAGTATCCTGTGCTGTAAATGTTGCTTTAATATTAATTGGGTCAACATAGCTACTTTTGTAAAAGTATCCTTTGAAGTTGCTATGTGTCAATGAATACGGTTCATAATCAGCTTTGTATGCGGTACTGATAGCGGGTGTGTATGGAAATATAACTCCGCCTGTGTTTTTTAATGGTCTTAGTATAGTGC